CAAATATCTCGTGGTTCTACTTTGTCGTGTAATTTTTCTTCTAATATTTCTAATAATGAAACCACTTATGAGGTGTCTTCTGTTTTTCAGGTATATGCTGTGAAAGATGCAGAGGTTCTTGCCTGTAAATCTCTTTAGCTTTTTTATAGCTAGTCTTTGAAGGAAAACTCATAGTAGATAACGCAAAGGCTTCTTTCATAATCGCAGGATTACTTAAATAATAATCTGTTATTAACCCTGTTGAACCATCTTCTTTTAGATAAGTCTTTTTACCATTCTCATGTTTAATCATAGCTTCAACTAACGCAGGTAAATTAAATTCACTTACCATATCATCTTTCAAAGCCGCTTTCATAGCCTTGTAGTAAACGTCTGTATTGTTCTCAGTTGGCGGAGCATACTCATTTATAATATTATAAAGAGACCCCCCATATCTTTCTGCTTTAGTTCTTAAATCTCTGAACATAGCTCTGAGTCCCATTTGAGGTGTATCAAAAACTACAAAAGGTTTTAAATCTCCTGTTCTATCTTTAGCATAAGTCTCCCCAGTTTCACCTGCAAAGAATTGCCCTTTTTGTATGTTCCCTGCATTATTATATATATTAGCCATTTGATTTATTAACCTCGTTTTCGTAAGTTCTATCTTGTTCGCTTGATGTGCCTTCAACGTACCATACGCTCCTGTTATCAGGACAATTACAATTAACGCAATTAGATTCTTTAGCGTCTTTACTACAGTGACACTCCTTGTCGCATCTTTCACATTTTGCCATAATCTATCCATTAATAATAAGTGAGTAAGTAATAGCTATAGTATAGCTTTAACCCCTGACTTTTCCCTAATACGGGTACTTTAGTGTTTATATCCACCTTTCCCGTTTAGGTTGTCTACCCACTGTATGTTCCATAAATTTATCTAAATCCTTATTTATTAGTTCATCTTTGTGTTGTTGATAAGAAAGAGTTTGGTCTCTATCCATTCTCTCCACCCAATAGTTAGCCGCAATAGCTAAAGCATCTATTTGGTCATCGTGTCTTAACGCACCTCTATCTCTAGTTATCCTAGTCAGTTGTCTAAATAACTGATGATTAGGTTCTAGCTTGAAATCTTCTTTAATCGTATTCTCATCTACCACTAGCCTGTGACCATTCATAATGGGTTCTAGGGTATCTATAATTCTTTTCTCTTTTTGTATGTTATGTCTTACCTCTTCTATTTGACAAGGGTGTATCTTAGCCATAACAGGTTTTAATAATGCTGTAGCCATACCATCACCAAAGTTAGACTCTATAACTACGTTATTTACTTTGTTTCTTTTGGCAATACTAGAAAGCTCTTCTAAGGTAGAATCTGAGTAACCACCATCTAAAGCTCCTATATCGGTCAAATAAAGCACTCCATGAAGCATTTTAAGCACCGCATACGCTGTTTTGTCCTCTCCCCGACCCGCAGGGTCAATGGACATAGCTACCCCTTCAAAGGGTGCGTATTCATCAGACAAGTGTAAAGGAGCGACATAGTAGTCTCCCTTTAAACCTACATTTGGTATTTCAGGGTCTATACCCTTTAACTGTTGTGTACCTGAAGCCCACTGAATTTGAGCAGGAGCTTTTTCCCAAGTCGTACAACCTGAAGCTACAATTAAATCATTGAGCTTTAAAGGATATCTATTGGAGTCAGACATTGTAGTGTCCAACATAAATTGTAAGTTAAAACCTGAACGTCCATATGAAGACAATCGCTCTAACAAATCTACATCATCAAATCTTTCAGGGTCAGTAGGTTGTCCTTCTTTACCTGTAACATTAGAAATAATTTTAGAAATCTTATTTCCATATCCAATCGTTTGTTCTTTAGTTGGATATAAAGCTGTCCATATTTTTGTTTTGAATCCTCTTTCTTCTAATGTGTTATATAAACTCATTTCAGTTTGAGGTGTTCCTAAGAATATGATACGACCAACATCGGGTTTAATGATGGCATCAAATTCTTTCACAGTTTCACTTAATCTATCTCTCATTAATTGTGTCTGTGAGTTATTAGCTGACTCTACGTCATCAGCAATAATTAAGTCTGCTCTTGAACCTGTAAGCTGTCCTGTAATTCCCATAGATTTCACGCTAGGTGCGTGAGAAGCTAAAGCGGGAGCTACATCAAAACTAATTTTAGAATGTCTTTGGTTATCTCTAGGTATTAAATGCTGTAATATTGGCATTTCATTTATTAACCTTTGAGTAAATGTACTAAAGTCATCAGCTCTATTTTTAGAAGCTGAGACAACCAGTATATTTCTTTGAGGGTTTAATAAAAGTTGATGACAAACAAATGCTGAAGTAATCCAAGATTTACCTACACCTCTAAAGGCTTCAATAACTAATCTACGTTCTTTATTTTGTAGATAGTCTGCTATATCATATTGTATGGGGGTTGGTTCAGGTAAGTTTAGAAACTTCCAACATAAATACAAAAAATTCTTAAAATTATATAATCGTTTATCCATCTGTATTGAAAGGCACTTCCTCAAGAATATTATCAGGCTTTGCACCTAACTTTTCGGAACTGTATGTCTTACAGACCTCTAAACATACTTTCATTTCTGAAGCAGTTAGCTCTTCTCCTGATTTTAGTTTTTGGTATGCGTGTTTAACTAATAATTCGGGTAATTCTTTTATAATCTTTTCTATTCTAACGTCTTTGTCCTTTATACTTTTTTGCTCCACCTTGTCTCCTTTTATCTTTGTTCAGTGTGGAAGTAATCGGTCTACGTCCTACTCATCTTTTTTATTTCTGTTTTTATAATATTTTAAATAGGTTTCTTTTTTGAAAGCCCACATATTTAGTCGTGTTGTAATTCGGTGTATAAATCTTACTATGCGAAATATCATAAGAAGACTCCTTCGTAAATTTATTAATATTACAATAAGTAACAAAATAAAAGAAGAAAAATGCGTAAATTAAAGGTTTTAATTTTGGCATAGATTAAACGGGTAGTTTAAACTGTGATTCTTCTCCTTTAGGTTCTGTTGATTTATTCCAAGCATCTTCAGTTATACAATTATACATCATTCTAACCCTCATATCTTTAAACTGTTGAACGCCAACAGATTTCATATAAGTTTCAGCAACTTCAGCAATTCGGTAATAACCCTTCATCATACATTGGTCTTCAGTTTTATACGTCCAATCATTGTGTGTCATTGGGGGAAAACAACCGAGTGATGAACAAATAGTAATAACCAATAGTATTTTCATTATTCGTCTTGTTGTTTTTTCTTCTTATTTTTCTTTTTCTTATTCTTCTTTATTTCTTCTTTAATAACTTTTTTATTCTGTTTCTTCTTTAACTGTTTAAGTTTTTGTTTAACAAAAGCTGTATTCTTTTTAATCTGTTTAGATAAAACTACCTGTCCTTGTTGAAGTTTAAAAACTTCTTCTTTCATTCCCCACGTTTCGTGAAGATTCCACCCGACAAGCGAAATTAACGCTACGAGTGCCATAGAAATTATTTTATCTTTTAAATCCATTATTATTCCTTTATTATTTTAAGTATCTTTTTGCTACCCATATATATTTCAGTTTTAGCTTTTACTTTTTCACATTTAAAAACTACACTATCGGGATTAATTTCTTTCATAGCTATACGTTTGGACTTGAGGCAGGAACTTAGCGTATCTTTATAAGTATGCTCTATCAAATTTCCATTTAGATATAACATTAATCCAAAAACTATTTCAATCATTAATGTGTTCCATTTCCATTTCTAATTAATTTTTCAACATCTTCACTTAATTTTTTAACTCGTTCTTTTAAAAAATCTATATTAACAGCATTGTTTCTCATGCCCTTAATTTCTACACCTAAATCTTCAACAAGGGTACTCATATGTTCCACCAACATAAAAAGTTCTGCTTCCCCACTTGATTGCCCTAATTCTCCTCTAGGGTATTTGATTCTAAATTCTGAATTTTGTTCTAAGTCTTTTTCCATTAACTCTAAAGTCGTGCTATGCTTATTGAGAGTTTCTTGAATCCCAAAAAACGCCCAAACTCCTACAGAAACGGCTGTTACAATTCCTATAAGATTTCTCATAGGCATAGAAATTGCGGTTTTATCTGACACATCAATTCTATTATTCTTCATTTACTTTTTTCCTTTTCATATAATTTTCAGAAGGTTCATAGTCCCATCGTTTGCCGTGATGACCTCTTAAATCTGCATACCACATTCTTAGTCTTACAATCCATTTTCTAACTGGTCTAGGCATCTTTCTTATTTTGCCATTCCTTATATCCGTCCACCCAATCTTGACGATGGAGTTTATCCCATTTTGTCCAAGCCCAACTATTAAGTTGTCCTGACCAACCTTGAATCCATAAGAATATTGCCATTTTTAATTTTTTAATCATCATCTTCCTTTGGTCTAATTTTACCGAATGTTATTTTGTAATTAAATTTTGTTTTTTCATTTACGTTTTGACTAAAAGGATTTGTAGATATACCTATAGATTGTTTCATATTCTCACAACCTGCAAGTAATAAAAATATAAACATTAAAACTATTATAATTGTAGAACCTAAGTATACGTTCCAAAAATTGAAAACTTTACTTAAACTTTTTACCTTGTAAAAGATTTGTAACAGATATTCCATAATTTCCCCCTACTACTATAAAGACTAAATAAAGATAAAGTTGAGGAATGTCCTCTAATCTATCAAAAAACAATTTTGTTCTATCATACATAGCTATGTCTCCAAAATATGAAGCATAAGCTAAGATACCTAAAGGTGCTAATATAAAAGCTCCTAATAATAAATCTAAAAATAATGAACCTGCACGTTTTGCTCTAATAGCTCCATTTCTAACTTCTTCTAAAGCTACTGTATGTTTTTGTGCACTTATATCTTTTCTTCGTTGCATAAAGCCACCTACGGCTTTTGAACCAATATTAAATAATAATTTATAAGGTATCATATTTTTATATGATTAAAGTTTTAATAGTAATAATTAATTGAGTGAAAATCATTATACCAACAGTCCATAAGATATTACTAATTTTATTAACTTTTTTACTTAAATGAACCAAGTGATTCGTTTCTATTGTCTCAATAGATTGTCGTATTAATTTAATATCGCCTCTAAGTCTTTCAACTTCAATATTAAGTTCATTAATGTCTTTCACTTGTTTTGTTGCTCCTTCTTAGTTATTTACTATTTATAGAACGATTGTATCTGCTTCAGCTTCAGTTAATGCTTCTCCTGCAATTAACTTTGCTTTAGCATTTACTTTGTC